GATCGGTTCTGGAATCCTGGAAACGACGATCAAGCGATCGGTCGAATTGACAGAATTAATTCGATTGATCAAGCTACAGTACATCTACCCTCTGTGGAGACAACTATTGATGATTATATGATTGAGTTAATTGATGACAAACGAAATCTTGTAATGGAGTTCCGAGATGCTTCTCAGATGCAGAGTAAACTTACCGAACACTTGAGGAAGAGTATTGAGTGAGCCTACAAAAATTATCAGATGGAAGTCTAGACAGATTAAAAAGAATCCAAGAACTACGCAAGTGTGATGAAATACAGGCATTAGAGTTCGCTATTTCAGTAGGATGGTTGGCTGCAGAAAAGCGAGCTAACGGAGTAGCATTAAATAAAACACTCAAGAGCAGGGGAGAACAGTAATGGACATTGAAGAACTTAAAGAGGCAGTTATCAAGCTCTTGCTCACTGATCATGATTTTGAAATGGATGAGGCTTCAGAAGTTGTTGAGACATCGGCAACAGAGAAACCTCACTTGTGGGATGAGAATGTCGATCCAAAAGACCTTGCTGAGTTCCTTGCATCCGATGACAATGACGACTAGTCTGTAGGTATAGGGTGGGAGATCCTTTCGGGGATCTCCCCCGGGCTTTTGTGTGCCCAAAAACAGGGCAGGGATGATCATCATGGCCACTCCCCCATCAAGACCTCAATTATCTAATGTAACTATTGAAGAAAGAAATTATATGAAACAACTTAAATCTAACGGTTACTCTTTAATGGATATTGCAGTAATTACTGGAAGATCACTTTCTACAGTTAAAAGAAATCTAAGAAAAAATGAAGCCTCCTAAAGAATTTAAGATTAATGCAAGAGTTCATGGTTACTCTATTTGTGATGGATGCGGCAAATGGAGATTTAATTTGCACTTCTATCATGAAGGGAGTTACTGGATTTTGTGTGATTTAGAGTATGCAGATTATTGGGAAAATACAGACGAACTTCAATCAGACTTTAGGTGGTTCGGATGAATCCCACTTTATATGGATCAGAAGTTTTAGAGTGTCAACAATGTGGTGAGGTACTATTAGAACTGTCTCCTAAAGAAGCTCAGCAGGTAGCTGCTAATCCTTACAATTATATTGTTTACTGTAAGTACTGTAAAATTAGTGTTGAAAAGGAATTCAGAAATGAATCTTAAAGAAGTTCCTATTAAAGTTTACAATGTTAGATATCCTGAGGAATGGAAACTAGCCACAGGTCCTTGGTATCCTAGTAGCGAAACTATTGTTTGGGGACTAAGTTACTATGGTGCACTAACTCAAATGTGTTACGATATTAAAAGCTCTCCTCCAAGAGAAGCGATTGAGCAGCGACAATCGAATAATGAGAAAGATCCAAATCCGGATTGGCTTCTTTGGTATTTTGATGTAGGTAATAGGATTTATGTAATTCTAGATGATCTTGAGAAGGCATGTAAAGAGTTGGGGATTTGGAATGACTGAGATTTATATTATTGATGCTAATAATGAGAAGATTGTTCTTGCCAAATTTGAATTTGGATTCTGGACTTGTAAGCTTTGTGATGAGAATGAAGACCATAGAAGTAGAATGCTTCATCACATTCGTTTCTCGCACATTCAGATAGGATAGTTAGTGGCTTGTCTTGGCTGTGGTCGAGGGTTTCATGATGAATGTGAAATTGGGTGTAAAAGCTGTCACCCAGATATTGATCAATTATTTAAAGCCACAGTGAGTATAGGTGGGCGGGGGGCGCCTATCAAAGAACCTGAAGATGTAAAAGATAGACATTCGACTGGAAGAAAAAGGGCAGCTTTACTTTATCCTATAGTTAAAGAAAATCCATGCGAATGGCGAGGGAAGAAAAACTGTGGTGGAGGAACTCCAATTGTTGGATGCATTAATGGTTTCCAACGCCACAGACATCACGGTCCCGTAAAAGACACACTACGAAACGAAGCGGGGAACGTACATAGAATTTGTAATCATTGTCATAATCGTTGGCACNNCTAAATGATCCCGTATATGATGCAGCTCTTTATGAAGATAAACCTCATAATCCAGAGCTAGCTACTGAATTGGAATTAATGGAAAACGAAATGTATTGGAGTACTAAATGACTAATACAATCATTGTTAGTTACTCTGAACTTGCTAAATGGGATACTTGCCCTCGTCAGTATTCCTATATGTTTGATTTAGGTCTCCGTCCAATTGAAGAATCGGCTGCTATTTCAACAGGTGTAAAGGGACATAAACTTCTGCAAGCTTTTTACACTGCAATGCAAAATGGAAGCACTAAAAAAGAAGCTCTTAAACTGGTTCAGGATAAAGCTAATAAGATTAAGGAAGAAGAAGGCATTGCTGGAGAGCTTCTTAAATCTTGGGGTTTAGTTCATAAATTTATCCAGGAGACTGAATTTAATTCCAAGGTTCTCCTAGTTGAAAATCGATTTCTTTTTCCAGCTTCTAAGCTAAGTGACGACCCTATTTTTGATAACGTTCAAATTGGCTTTACTCCTGATGTTGTATTCGAACGCTCTGGAGGTTTTATTGATGTAGAAGATGCTAAGTTTATTGGACGAGCTTGGTCTCAGTCAAAGCTCGATAGGTTTACCCAAGCCAAACTTTACGAGATCTTTCTTGAGAACATGGGTTATAAAGTTTCTCGTTCTGGGATTCGTTTCTTTAACACAACTACTGGAAAGATATCTGTTAATTATGATACTACAACTGAACGGGAACGAGAGAATGTTATTTATGATTTTATGGAAGGGTTTAGAGAGATAGTTCAATATAAGTTAGCTTGCGAAGTATGGGCGGAGCGACCCATGTTACGACGTACTGCTAATTACTCAACGTGTCAGTATTGTGCTTTTTCTTTCCCCTGTGGCTTAGAAGCAAAAGGGAAGGATGCTTCTAGGACATTAAATTCTCAGTATGTTAAGAGTACTTATGACTACTCAAAGTGATTTAATTGAAGAAGCTAATAAAGATGGTACCGTCTCTCCTTATCGTGTTACTGTACTTTACGGTGATATGGGTAAGCGAAAGACGACAACGGCTTGCTCAATGGTCAAAGACCGTGGGCTCTTGTTAAATTCCGATGATAGTTGGAAGGTATTGCTTAACGATCGACACAAAGATATTTACTCTAAAATTAAGGTTACTAATCTAGAAGGCCTTAGTCAGTTTGACTATATTGATTTCAACGGGTATGATACGATCATCTGGGACACTATAAGTCAATCTGTTGATGAATTTTTGGATATCTTATCTGCAGAGGCTAAATGGACAGGAACACAACTTAGACAGAAAATTACTAGTAATAATCCCATCATTAAAAATCTTGAAGCCTTAGCTCCGATGGATTATCGAGTAACGAGGGATTTCTTTAGACCAGTTTTGAATAAATTATTTAAACAGACCAACGCTCATATCATTTTTGTATCTCAGTTTAAAGAGCCAATGGCAGGTTTGAGTAAAGATACACAAACTAGACCAGACATTCCTGCGGCTACATTTAAAACTATTGGAACGAGAGCTGATATTATTGGATACATTAAACCCACGAATCGTGGTAACTTTGAAATTGATATGACTGAAAACTCTATGACTTCTCTGGGTAAGAGCCGAATTGAAGGACTTCAAGGTAAAATGAACCTTGATGTTTTCGTTAACAAGTATAAAGAAATTGTTTTTAAGTGATTTCGCGGGAAGACCGAGCTTACTGTGCGGGCCTTTTCGAAGGTGAAGGCTCTATAGTTTTCTCTATTTCCAAGAAGTCTAAGGGTTACCAATCCAGCAGAAATTTAAAACTTACCATCCGTATGAATGATAAAGAACCTCTTGACTTATTTTCGGAGTTGATGATATTCGGTAAAGTAATTGGTCCCTATATACGTAAATCTAATTATCTTGTTAAAAATATGAATCCACTATTTTATCATTATCAAGTTACCGGACTAGAACGAGTTCAGTTTGTTGTATGTAATCTTTGGGATTGGCTAAGTCCCAGAAGAAAACAACAGATTGAAATGGCACTACACAATTTTCATGCGTTTAAAACTACTAGCCTTCCTAGGGCTACTTGGAGAAATAGGAGTATTACTCAGTGAGCATTTTCGGACAGCTTGACGCTGCTAACATCCACACCAATGCTTTTTACATCGAGGCGGGAGAGTATTCCGCTACGGTTACTAAGGCTTACTACAAGAAGAATGTTAGGGACGGCGAGGAGCAGCGTCAGCTGGTTATTGAATACACTATTGACGATGCAGATTCTCAGTACTTGGATTCTAAGGCTTATCACTACTTTAATCTTGTTGATCCTGAGATGACTGCTGAGAGGTTTGCTCTGCTTCCTGCTGAGGATCAGGTTAAGATTCGTCGTTCTAACTCTGCCCTTAAGCGTACTCTTTGTGGAGATGACAATAACTCTGAGAAGAGGGGTCTCGGCGTTCCTGTTGACGATGTGAATGATGAAAACTGGAATCCTGAGGTTCTTGTAGGTACCAAGGTTGATATGGCTATTTCTAACTATGGTGCCAATAATGAGGGTGTTAATATCAAGTGGGTTAATCTCGCTAAATAGTTAATTAATATAGGGCCGGACACACAAGAGGGCTGTGTGGGTAATATTGGATGCCGCTAACATCTGGTATCTTCCGGGAGTGGGAGAAAAGGTACCCCACAAACTATAACTAAATAAGGGAGTTGCCTATGATTAATCTATAAACTGATTGAAGTCTGCATAGGAACCTACTTTCTCGCGACTGCTTAAGTAGGTTCCACCTGAGAGGAGGTACATGGGAATCCAAACGGCAAGAACTAAGGCATTAACTTTATTAGCAAATGAACACAAAGAAGAGCTTACGGAAATATATACTAAACTTAAGGAAAACTCCACTGAACCTGTAAGAGGTGGAGCAGAAGAACCTACATTAGTTCGTTCCAAACTCTTTAGTAGAGCAAAAGTTATATTAAAGAATAGACATCTTGATGAATTTAAACAGTTTTATGAGTTAGCAGTTTCTCAAGGATTTCCTCGTGGTTACTACTCCCAAAAGGAGGTATATGACAAATGAGTTCTTAACTGATCTTTTTGGAGATCAGGAAGGTATAGTTTATTCACCGATAAAAGGTGAAACGTGGAAGCAATTTTTCTTTGAATGGCCACAGGAGCGAGATAGTTTAGAGAGACATTTAGATGACTTTGACAAACGAGATGTATACGTCTCGCCCGTATTATTTACAGAGAAAAGAATTGCGCCCGAAACATTCAAGGGCACTAATTTTCTCTGGACTGAATTTGATGGCAAAATACCGAGTGATTTTATTCAGCCAACAATGCGAGTCCTCTCCAGTGTTGAAGGACACGAGCACTGGTATTGGAAACTAGATAATTTCACAACTGACAAGGTTCTTATTGAAGATTTAACTCGTAGAATTGCTTACCACTATGGAGCTGATTTAAGTGTCTGGGACTATCAAAATGTTTTGCGCCCTATTGATACTTGGAATCACAAACGCAATCGTCCTGTTACTCTTTTGGCGAAGAGTGATACTGTATACTCTATCGAACATTTTCTTAGCGTCCCTATTCCTCCTGCTGGTTCTCGTGTTGACATTACACTGGGTAAACTTCCACCACGTGAGCAAATTCTAGCTAAGTATAAATGGAAGCTAGATACCTTAGACCTAATATTCAAAGATGAAATTCCTAAAGGTAAACGATCTGATGCATTAGCACGTTTAGTACATGACTGCTTAGAACTCGGACTTAGTAATGAAGAAACTTATGTTCTTATTGAAGAAAGAGATTCTGTCTGGGGCAAGTACGTAGGTCGTACTGATAGACAGAAAAGACTTGAAGCTACAATTGCTAATGTTCGAGCACGTAAATCTTTTGTCGCAGAAATTGTCCATGGTGCACCAGAGGTTTATCGTTTCCATGATTTCATGCAAACAGACATTAGGTTAAAGTGGGCAATCGAAGGTTTGCTCCCTGTGGCTGGTTCTATGGTTATCTTTGGAAAACCAGGAATTGGTAAAAGTACCTTTTCACTTAGATTAGCTATTAGCTTAGCACTTGGAAGAGATTATTTTTTAGCTTGGAAGATTGTTAACCCACAGAGAGTTTTGTTTGTATCTCTAGAGATGCAGCATTATGAAGTAAAACAATTCTTTAGTGATATGAATCTAACTGAAGAAGAACAAATACAACTACAGGAACAATTCTATATCTGGCCTATTGGTAATCCTTATCCATTCGATACAGGTGATCAACAGATTGAATTAATCAAACATATTAAGACACACAAGATTGAATTAGTAATTATCGATTCACTAAGTATTGCAATGTATGGTTCGGTAAAAGACGATGATGCTATTAAACGATTGAATAGCTTTCTTAATGAAGATGTACGTAGAGATTTGAAATGTAGTTATATATTTATTCATCACCCTAGAAAACAAGGGATTGGTGAAGATAGAAAGATAGATAATCAAGATGACGCTTATGGTTCAACTTACATTAATGCTAATGCACAAACTGTTGTCGTACTTTCACAAAGAGTAGGATCAACAAAAATACATGTGAAATTATTGAAGACTCGTATGTCGACAGGAATGCGGGATTTTGAAATAGAACGTACTCCAGATAGGGGTTTTAAACTTGTCGATAGTCAACAGCATATCCCCTCTACAAATAGCTCCAATGATTCCGGGAGCTCCACTACAGTTCAAGGGGAAGGAACTTCCAACAAAAAAGCAGCAGATGGATCACTTGGCAAATTGTTTGAGCTTTAAGTATATAGCAATAGACACGGAGGGCTATGCTCCTAATCTTTTGGGTTTTAGTGTTGCTCATCCTGCCCTTGCAAGTATGTATTTTCCTTTGGGCCACAAAGAGAACTGTAATATTGACACAGAAGTACAGGAATTTGCACAGCATGTTTTTAGAACAGTTCCGTATCGTATTTTTCATAATGCTGGGCACGATCTTGTTGCCCTACCTTATCTTTTTGATTTACCTTTCATTTGTACAATGATCATGGGACATATGGTAGATGAAAATGTTCCGTCCAAAGGACTTGATTATCAACATAAGTACCATTGCGATGGTGACGGTAAACAGCGCGATCCTTTGATGCAATCAATTATTGATACTATGGGTTGGGAATATGTCCCATATGGTTTAATGTATGAATATGCTACTCGTGACGCATTGATTACAATGGAACTTTTTCTCACGTTAAAGAAGAAATACGAAGAACAATTTGGTTCTATTTGGAGTTCGGTTTGACAGTTAAGCATCCTACTTGGGGCACGATGTGTGAAATTTGTTATAAACAACTTACCCCCGATAAATGTGTTACAGATAAAGATGGCGTGAAGTGGGATGTTTGTAAAGGTGAATGTGCTGTTCTAGCAGGGATTCAGGAGCTAAAGTGAGATACTGGATACTCAGTACAGCTGCAGTTATTTTTGTAGCTTTTATACTACTTCTAGTTAGAGGTTCTTCCTTACTAGAACGTAGACAGAAAGAAGAAGGAAAGCATCGACGAGCAGATAATACTTCTTTAAAAGATCCTAACTCTTCTTTCTTTTTTAACATACCTATTGAAATAGACTCTATTATGCCAAAGGATCAGATTTTGATAAAGAGTGATACTGACTCTGTACTTATTACTAATATTGGAGAATCTACAGAATAGGTTACTAAATAAATGACTGTTTCAAAGCACGAATTTCCGGGGGATTTTACAGGTAAAGTTAATCAGCCACAGGGGCGCCATCGTTTTGGAAGGTTAGTAATTCCTCTAGGAACTCGCTATACTAAATGTATGGAATTGAATAAGGAAGCCGATGTTTTAGAAGAACGAGATAGTGTAGATATCGCAACAAGTAGGAGACGTTAATGCCTCAGAAAGAATATTGTAAAGAATGTGATCACCCTAGATCAGTGCACTCTAGGGAAGGTTGTTTGAATAATGGTAGATGTGAATACGGTTGTATGGTGAAGTATATGGATAAGAATAAGTTTGAAACTAGGTCCCAGTAGTGTCTGAATGGGTTAAGATTCCAGCATCTATTCAATTAACTAACGAATTTAATGCTTTAAATCCTAATAGAGATAAGGGTGCTGACGGAGATATTGGAGATGCAAACCATTCTTCCAGCTCTGATCACACTCCGGATGAGGATTCAGATAAATTACGTAATCGCGATGCCGACCATATCAACGAGGTCCATGCTAAGGATATTGATTCTACTGGTCCTTGGTCCGGCACCACATTTGATACAATCATTCAATACATTATTGGAGAATGTCGAAAGCCTAATGATGTAGGTAAAGATTACGGACGTTTTAGATATATCATCTGGGACCATCATATTTACGAAGCTCCTAACTGGGAGAAAGTTCCTTATACTGCAACTAGTGATCCCCATACTAACCACGCGCATTTCAGTTTTGAGTACGTTACGGAACTGGAAAATGACACCCGCCCGTACGGCATCATAGAAAAGTTTGGAGATGATTTTCCAGTGGACCAAGAAACTTTTGATAAGCTGCAGATGAACTCTTGGAAGAATCCTTCTGTAGTTAATGCCTTCTTAGATAATGTTAAAGTTACTGACTATGCTGATATTAATAAGCCACAGAGGGTGTTGAGTCTTCGGCAGTGGATTGGCTACGCAGAAGGTAGGGCTCAGGTTAATTTGTTACATGACACTGTAGAGAATGTAGAAAATGAAGTTAATGGAATTACAACCCAAGTTACTGAATTAACTAAACTGGTAGAGAGTCATATCTCCGGAATTATTGAAGGAAGTAAAAATGCGGAGTGACGCTAAGGCTTTAGTTACTCAGGCCGACCCTCCTAAGAATCCAGCTCTAAAGGTTGGTACCTGGGTTTCTGTAGCTGTTGGGTTGTATGAAGGATTCAACACTCTTTTTCCTAATCTAGTTCCCAACAATATTCAAATTATGGTACTTGTAGGGCTTGCGTTTATCCTTCCTGTGGCGACTTCATTCCTTATTAGGAGTAAAGTCTGGTCTCCTGCAAGTGTTCAACAAGTAATTCAAGAAGCTACTAAAGAAGCTATTGATACCTATAAAGAGATTCAAGCTACGAAGACGGTAAAGCCTAAAAATGTACTCTAGTACTTAGAAGAGGCTACTCCCCTAGCCTCTTCACTTGAAAAGGAGGAATATGCCAATAAAGTGTCCTAATTGTGGAAGTAGTTCTAAAGTAAAGAAACACTGTAGTAGTCGTACGTGTAGTTGGTCTGCCTGTTTATGTGAGCGCACTAATAGGGTTATATTTCTTGTATTTGATCGTAAAGGAAGAAGCTTTCTAGCTAAGGATCTTTACAGTGCCTGAACCGCAGAATTATATTATTAGTCAACATACAGGACATGTTGAAAGAATTGATGATACCAGGGATAAGATTCCTCCGTATGACCCTCGCTCTGGTAATCATTTCTGGATTATGATTACTAGTTTCAAATGTGATCCAAAACTTGCTATGGAAGGCAATGTTTTTATGGATCATGAAACTTTAGTTAATATCACAGGTCCTGTTTGTTTCTATTGTGAACTCCCTTATACTGAAACAATTTATCATCGTAGGTGTAAGGGAGAACCTAGTTCTTAAAAGTGAGGATTGTGATTTATTGGGGTCAGGTCGGCAAGCCTGGCCTCAAGATCACCCTAGGTAACCGCTTTCCTTTGACCGCTGAGCCAAGATCACAGCCTCTCAGATGTCCTAGCTAGGGTGGTCTGGCAGAGAGGCTCTCAGAGGGCCGAATTAACATATGAAAAGTAAGGATTCGTTTGCGAGTTACAAGAGAGCCAAAGGGCAAGGCATATATAATGCTACGTAAAGGAATCGGTTTTTGTTACGCAGAAAAGAATGGACATCTAGTTCTTAAAGGTGAAACCTCTTGGCGTAAAATTAGTGGTATTTGGATTAATACTACTGTTGGTTGTTTCTGGTTTGAATTTAGAAGGGTAGTTAAGTGAGTATTGAGACCACAGAAGTTCGACCCATCTGGTTGAAGAAGCACGAAGAGTGCGATGAAATGTTTACTCCTAGCTCTCCAATTTATCTATCTAGTAATCTTGGTAAGGTTCGGATTAATGTTTGTGAGAGCTGTGGCTATGAAGACGTAGAGTGTCTTCACATTTACAACAGAATAGATTCCACTAAGGTAGAAATCTCTTGTATGCTCTGTGGAGGCTAACTTGACAGGTAGAGCTAAAGGCAAAGTAAAAGATTGGTCTAAAAGTGTAATTGCAGATTTAGCTCCAGGTTCAGTTAAATATGAACATAATCCCAGCCACTTGCATGAAGTTAAAGCACAGCCTATTAAAGACGGCAATCGCGCAGAGCGTCGAGCTTATAAGAAATTGAGGAAAAAGAAATGCTAACTAAAGAAGAGGAGGAAACTATTAAGAAAGCTAAACTTAAACTTATACATAAATATTATATGACAGAGGATGAAGCACACCGTTATATTTTAACTACTGCAATGCGCAGACGAATTAAAAAAGTACAAGTTGCCTATGGAATCTTAACAACAAAAGGTACTATTAAATGAGACATTCACTCTGGATATACAGTGCCAAAAATCAATGGTTTACTAATGGTAAACATACAATTACTGTAGAAGTAAGTCATAGACATCCTTTTAATTTAATAAGAGATATCTATTTTGGAGACACGGGTTTCTATCTGCATCGAGAAGATTTAGAAATAGGCTCTCATAGAGATTTAGCAAGAAGATTAACTCCTCCTTGGAAGCCTCATGCTCCTGAAGAACTAATGAGGATTTTAAATGAGAGATGCCCACATGGATATGTAGAAGGTGATCATCATTGGTACTCCTGTATGAATATCAGTCCTTTTAAAGAATAATAAAATGACTCAAACGCTCTGGGAAACAGAAGCTGACTTTATTAGATTGATTGCGAGGATTAAACAACGTGGTATTAAAGTGGATACGGATTTTAGTCGTAAGAAAGCTATTGAAGGAACTAGAATACTCAATCAAATATCGAGTTCACTTGGATGGAACCCTGGTAGCCCACAGCAGCTCGGTAAGTACCTCATTGATGATTTGGGTTTACCTATACTTAAAACTACACCCAACGGCAAGCCTTCATTTGATAAAGAAGCACTTGAAGAATATGAATTGCTATTAGACGCCACAGGGGATGATACTGCTCAGAAAGTTCTAACTTATCGAGGTTGGCAGAAAACAGTAAGTTCTAACTTCCAAGCTTATTTAGACTTGATGGATGAAAATGAAATCCTCCATCCTAATTACAAAGTTCATGGTACTCGCACTGGTCGTCTTAGTTGCGAGAAACCTAACCTCCAGCAGATTCCAAGAGAAAGTGTCAAACCTTGGAATGGAGATGTCAAGAAAGCGTTTGTGCCTAGGGAAGAGACTTTATATCAGGCTTTGGGGAGGGAAAACAAATCAGCCATATGTAGTGGTTCGCTTAAACTTAGGACCTTTGACTTCAAACAGGTTGAATTTCGACTGGCAGCTGCTTATGCCAAAGAGAAAGAACTTCTAGATGTATTCAATTCGGGTGCCGACATCTTCACAGAAATGTCCGAACGACTTGGACGTCCAAGACACCAAATTAAAACATTCGTCTATGCGACGCTTTACGGTGCGGGTAAGTCGAAGATTGCACTTATTCTGAAAGTACCAAAAGATGAAGCTGATGACTTGTATGAGGAATATCATGGAACTTGGCCAGGATTCAAACGCATATCTGAATCAGCTTCTAAACTCGCCAGTAATTATGGATACATCGAATACTGGACTGGTCGTCGTCGCCACCTCAGCAAAGGTGAATCTCATAAAGCATTCAACTCCGTTATCCAGGGAGGAGCTTTTGAGATTGTTAAACGAAGAATGCTTGCGCTTAAGGACGAACCCATTGTATTACAAGTACATGATTCAATCACAATTGAAGACGACGATAACTGCGATATCGATTACATAACTAAGACATTGTGTGATGTACCAGAAGCAAACCAGTTAGGTGTTAAGTTCGAAGTAGATATGGTAGTTGAAGGAGAGAAATGACTAAAAACAGAGAAGAAGTAGACGAGGCAGTTGACAAGTTTATAGAAGAACAGGCTAAACTTTTTAGGAGTACTTGCAATAGCATTCTTGATAATGCCAAAGAATTTCATAAAAATAATTGTGACATGCCTAAAGGCAGCGGATGTGAAAGAGTCTTTTTAACATCATTCTTTCAGGCATTTAGTGCAGAACTAGATAGGCAAGGCAATCCTCTAATAGACTCTACGAAGAATTAAAATGAACTTCATCTGTAATTCTTGTAAAGAAGCTGTAGCTAATCCAATTATTACGATGGCTGCTTTAGGTAAAATTCTTGCTACCCGTCCTCGACCTCATGAAGGTTGTAAGGGTGGTACTTGGTGTGATTGTCAATGTAGAATAGGTAAAAAGAATGTTTGAAGATTTTACTGAAGAAGGTCTAGCAAAGCTCCGACAATTTGCTAATCAAGAACTTAATCCAATTGTTTATTTAGCAATTGATCCAGGAAAGTCGAATGGTGTCTGTGGCTATGACGCAAAATGCTATACACAGTTTATGCTTACAGTACCTGCCGAAAACATAATTGAGTTCTTAGATCAATTTGAAAATGTTAAAAATTGTATTGTTGAGAAATATGAATTGTATCCAAATAAACTTAAAGATCATATCTATTCTGATATGGAAACTTCTCGTGTAATTGGTCGAGTTGAATCTTGGGCTAAGAAATATAATGTTGAACTTGTTATGCAGAAAGCAGCTATTAAACCTACTGCGTATGCCTGGCTTGGAAAGAAACCTTTACCTAAATCTAATCCAATGAATCACCCTATGGATGCTCATGTGCATTTTACATATTGGGCAGTTAGAAAGGAACTTATCGAACCTTCTCAACTTTTAAAGTAGTAATAATGCCTAAACAATATTATATTAATAAATATAAAACTATCGTTATTGTACAAGTACGTATGAAAGGAATGGTACAAGTCAAATATATTAATTCGGGAGCTACTGGATATTTCTTTGAGAAGGACTTTAAGGAAAAATTTAAATTACTAAAATAGAAAACAGAAAGTCCCTGGACCGAGGAAGTGGTCCAGGGGCTTTCTTATTTGCAAGAATAATCGTTTTGAAGTTTTTCCATTGCTGCCGCAATTTTTTGTCCAAGAACAGTTTTTGGAGGATTTGCTTTATATACTTCATTAGATAGTACTACAACGCCACAGAGGCGCTGATTACTTTGTCTATCTACATAGTTAGCATATTGAAATGAAGCTAGAACGCCGATAAATATAACAGAACTAGTATTCAGCCAAGCAATGATCAATTTTCTAGGTACCATTATATAGGTAGGTTTTTCAGTTTTTTCAGCCATGTACTAGTACCTTTATAACTTCTCCGATTCCTGCTCCGAAGATTGAGGCGGAGGTGAAGATGATTGCAATACGATGGGTGAATTCTTTATTAGTGATATAATATTCGCCAGAGCGGGCACTCCTGTCATCGACGAAAATACTAGTAATAAAATCCAATTTACTTGACCAGTATATTGCTGGAATCCAATTCCTAACAATCCAAATAGGAGTAAAACCCAGCTTCTTAGTTTGGTGTCGTCTCGTGTCTTCACGCAAAGCTTCCCGTCTCCTAACGTGAAGTATTAACTATTGAAGGAGACATGTACGTGGTCTGTATGTGGAGAAGGTCCGTGATAAGGTCTCCAACCTTTACTAGGTGACCAAATGTACTTATTCCAAATAACATACTTAACATTCCAAGCTTTATAATTCTTAATAAGACTATTAGCAAGAGATGTTCCAGTATTGTGTCCATTTTTAAGATTGTTAATCATAAAGTCAAGAGCTAAACCTTTAGGATGGTCCGATCCAGGAACAGATCCAGGACCTAATCCATAAATAGTTTTAATACCATATTGTGATCCCCAGTAGTCAGCAGCGGAAGCTACGTCTTTAGCAATTCCTTTTAATTTATAATGAGTACTAGCACCTGCATTAGTATTTCCAGAAGTAAACTGAGGATTAACGCCTTTTAAAGCTTTTTCAAGAGCTTCTTGATTTATTTGTGCTAGTTTATCAGCATGATTAGTTGCCATAATTTGAGACAACACAGTAGCTGATTGTGAGATATTCTTAATCTGTCCAAGTTGATTGTAGTACGAACTTGGATCAAATGGATCTCTTTTAAAATTAAATCCGATAGGTGTTCTGTCTATCTTTCCTTGATTCGAGTTAGATCGTTGATTAATTAAATTTTGAACCCAAGAGCTGGCAGGTTGCTGAGGTATTAAAGTTTGAGTATCTGGTTTTTGATTCTCCCTGAGAATCGTGTTTAGATCATCGATAATCGCCACGTTCTACCTCAAATAACATAGAACGCTGATCTAATAGTGAATCAATAGTTTTCTGCCATCGATCTTTAAGATTACTATCAGAGGTTCTGCTGACTATTCCTCTAGCTACTTTTAGTTTTCCATCGATATATTCCACATCTGCATATATAGGTTGACTTAGATAAGGACTAGTCATCTATAGTCACCTCTATTCTTCTTCGCTATCTCGTTTAACATGTTACGGATTTCAACCTGAGATTGGTATTTATAGGGTCCTGTTCCAGTAACACCCATTGCAGTTAAGAAATTAATAAGCTGTTCTGGATTGTATGGTTCATTATCTCTATTCATTCCTGACAATCTCATACCAAGTCCAACTGCTGGAATCTGCTGAGCTAAATACCCAGGAGTTCCACCTTCTTGATCTGAAATTGGAATACCAAGAGAAGTTCTTCCAGTAAGTAATTCAAGAGGGATTCGGCCAGCAGGACTTAAAGAAGAAAGTAAAGTTTGTTTAGGATTACCTAATTGCTGCAACTGGTCTAAAAATGGATTAGAAGGGTTAACAATTGTATATCCTGGAGTTTCACCTCTCCAAGTCGCATCTCTACCTAAACCACTTCCAGGCTGTAAAATAGGTCCAATTCCTTTTTCCTTTAACCAATCTGGAAACATTTGATCCATTGGGAAAGGATCTCCTGGACCTTGAGATTCAATCCCTGTGGCGATTTGAAGATCTGCCATAGCTTTAGGAAATAACAAAGTAACATGAGGTCGCATAATAGCTCCCTCAATTACAAGAGGAGTAGCTTTTCGCATCCATGAGTAGAAAGGAATAATTCTTCTAAGTACATTCTGTTCGAAACCGGTAAGATCCATTCCATCTGGATGAAATTTTTTAACACGTCGCCCTGCTTGTTCAATTGATACACGTAAAGGTGATTTAGACTTAGTGAGTACGTCAATAAAATGGGCAAGTCTGACCCAGTGATCCCGTAATTCAGAGGCTCTGGTTGCCGTATCATAAAGTCTACCTCTGAATGGTTGAAATTTAGATCCAAAAGTTCCTAAAGCAGGAGAATCACTTCCAACTAAATCTTCAAGATTCATAGCACGAGCAAATAAACCTTGACTTTCAGCAGCCTGATAAACTTGCTCAGCAGTTAATTTGTCACCATGCCTAGTTGTTAAAACTACACTACCTGGACGAGAACGTAAAGCAGACTCACGAAGCTGAGGATCCATAATATTGAAAACTGATTCAAGGTCCTTGTGTCTCGTGGGAAAAGCGTGAAGTACTTTTGTAGCGATTGCATATGGTTTAGGCGAAACAACACCATCAAGAGCAGCAAGATAAATATCACCATTTAAGTTTCTAATGTGGTGAGATGGAGAATAAATTGTAACACCAGTTTTCCACATCCTCTGTACTTTATCGAAAAGTTCGATCGCTTTATGTGGAGTTTTAAATACATCTCGTTCTAATTGCTTCTGTAGATTTGTTAACTGAGTAGCAATTTCTTTAGGAAAATAAGTTCCTTTAAGTCTGTCAATACCCACTGCTTGATGTTGAAATTCAGCAGTTCTGACAGGCATTCCCCAACGAGCAATACTGTCATCCCACATGCTGTTTTTACGGGTAACCAATTGGAGTGCTCTAGTAAGTTGATATAAAGCTTCTGCTGGTTCATTGGGTTTCCACTCTTTCCAGCTGTGCATCCATTGTCCGTTAGTATAATCAAATTCTCGACCTAAGTCATCTTTACCTTTATTTGCAATAAATTTTAATTCTTTAGGTAATTCATCATTAAGCTCTTTCATTACTGTACCACTACGATACAGCACAGATTCAGCGTTATTAGTAATTCCATGAGTTCCAAGAAGTCGTTCAACCATATAACTAAACTGATCTGCAAGAGCTTTCTCTTTAGCTGATCCTGCTGAAAGCTTACCCTGCGCCACAGAGAATGCAACTTTTCGCTCCGTAGGAGTAGAAAATCTAACAATAGGTTTAATGGTTTCAGCAAAAGCAGCAGCTACATTTCTAGCCGTATCAATGTACTCTCGTGAGAAAGGTTTTAAGTCTTTAGCATTCCACCAAGTGGCAAAGCGAGTCATAATACCTTCAACGACTTTACCCTGTTGAAGTTCACGACCAAGAATTTTAGGATTAGAACCTAATGCTTTGTAGACGTCTGTCGAGACTTTATGAAGTGTTTCAGGATTAACAGTCCCAGTAGCAGACTGCCGCACGAGATTACGAGCTTCTTGCTCAACAGTGCTATACAGTTTATCACGGCTAGGATTGAATAATTCATCAATGAAATTTTTAGCTGCTCCAGCTTCCTTGCTCGAAGCTCCTGCTCTTTCTGCAATTTTACCTAATTCTTTACTGATAGTACTGCCTATTGCTTTAGTTTGGCTAGGAGGTAATTCACTTGAAGCTTCTGCTATATCCGCACCAGTTTTAACAACTGGATCGAGAGTTTCTGTTACTACCTGTGGCGTTCTATAGGCTTTTAAATCCTCGATTTCCTGAGATGGTTTAGATTTCATAAAGTCATCTACAAGTCTAGGATTCAGTGCTTTATGTCCACCCATAGTATTAG